CCCTCATCAGCTGCCGTCCGGGTCAGGCGGGCCAGGAATTTCGCCTCTGGATCTGGGACGGTCCTCTCGCCCGGTGCCGTTGTCTTGCACCGAACCACCCTTCTAATTAGAGCGTCTACTCTCGTCATGCAGTGCGCTAGCGTGGCAACTTGGGGGACTAGCCCCCCCACGTCTCCGGCAACGACTCCTTGAAGCCCTTGAAATCCGTGACGTTGTCAAAGTCCCACGCATACATGGAGAAGCGGTCCAACTCACTCTCCGTGCAGCCGTACCCCAATGCCAGGAGGTTGTCCATCTCTTCGCTCGGCGTGACCACGCCATTGAGCTCTTCGACTTCCTCCACCACCTCACCGGTGGTATGGCCCTGCTCTCCGAACACTCTCATCGACATGTCGACGTCCTCGAAGTCTTTCTTCCCAGTGAGCTCGAGTCCGTACTGGAGGTACTTTCTGGAAACCGTCGGCAAGATGCCGGCAAAGTCCCTCGCCCTGGAAATGGCGGTGGCACCGGCCAGCTTCTTCACGGTCTTGAGGTCGCCTTTGGCGGCGGCGTCTCTCACGGACACGGAGCAACTGATGCCCGCACCCTTGAGTGCTCTCGGTAGCTCGGGGCAAATGAGCGGGACCTCTTCCTTGACACCATCAACGATCTCGGTGTTGGTGCAAAGCTGTTCCCCCTCACTGCACGCGATGTGCATGCCCACAAAGGTCGCCCTATTGTCCACGTACACGAGCTTCATGTTGAAACCCCAACGCTTCCAGAACGCCTCGAACTTCTCGCTGAGCTCGTCGCCTTTCACCATGGGCGGGAGCAGGGCGCACAGGGAATCATCCCCTTCGAAGCCCCCTGCCCACCAGCGCCGCGTGCCTGTCACGTCCGTAGTCCACCGCACCTTTTCGTCTAAATACATCTCAGGTGTGCTACTCACGCTACAAGCCCACATCACAAAATTCACCCAGAAATTTAGGCAGGATGTCCCCCTGTGTCCTGATCGTCGGATGTTGACGATGTGGACCTTGAACTTGTCGAACTTCTTCTTGAAGAAAGCCTTAAGCTCGGGGGCAGTGTTCACCGCCTGGTGGGCTTCCAGCCAACTGCTGGGTGCCAGGCCCTTCTGGATGAGGATCTGCATGATGTGGTAGAGGATGGTGTCCTCGCACGCGGCCCTGACGTCTGGGCCACAGGTCGTGTCCCAGGCGCTCCCATCGCCTTCCACTAAGCACGCGCCTTTCTTCTTCAGCCGCTTCATGATGCGGCGGACGGCCTTACGCTTCGACGTGTGCTTGATGCTCGCGTTCTCGAAGTGGCTGAAAAGCAACTCCTCGAACGCCTTGATCACCAGCAACGACATAAGCTGCCCCGCATCACGATCCGCT